TCTTGAAGACAATGAGTGCACCTTGACTCTGTTTCTTAGCTATGCCGCTTCAGCTACTTACGCAACACTTGCACCGCTTGTTGGCACCAAATTAAATATTGTCGTAAATCCTTCGGACGCAGCAGACTCCAGCACGAATCCTGGCTTCACTCTGACAGGCACCTATCTTGAGTCTTTGCCAGTGATCTCCGCATCACTCGGAGAACTACAGTCGATCGACATTACCTTCATGGGTGGCGTCTACTCGGCTGATGTCACAGTCTAAATAACGGCCTTCCTTGGCCCGACGAAAGGAAAGACAATGAAGATCAAACTTACGCTTACACGCGGAGACAAAAAAGAGTTACTTATTACAAATCTCTTTGCGATCGCCGAATGGGAACGCCTAGAGAATCGTCGAGTATCCGACGGACGCGGAATTGGTGCATCGGATATGGCTTGCTGGGCGTACATCATGCTCGGCATTAAAGGCGAAACTCTTCCTGCTACTTGGCGCGAATGGTTGAAACAGAATCCAGATGTTGAGATCGGCGTAGAGGACTCAACAGACCCAAACCCTACGGACGCGGCTACAGGCGACAACTCGCCGAACTTGTAGTCGCGACTGGGTGGGCTCCCACTTTCTACGCTGACACCTTCGACACGCGAGACCTAAGTACCATTGTCGCAGTGCTAGAAAAACAAAACAAGAAAAGGTGACATGGCTGACGGACTCAACACGAAGATCGAAGTCTACGGTCTAAAGGATGCGATCAAGCAGCTGAACTCCGTTGAGCCGGGGCTTCGTAACGAAATTGCAAAGGACTTCCGCAATGTTGCAAAACCTGTCATCAATGACGCGCTTGGGCTGATTCCGAACACGGTGCCTCTGTCTGGTATGGCTCGTAAATGGACTACGCCTTCGGGCTTCAAGATGCTTCCTTGGGATGCTGGACGCAAGCAAAAGATCTCCGCCAAGATAAACACTAAAAAGGTCTCGGAGTTCCGTGGACAGATCCGCAATGTCGGAGTCTTTAACATTGTTTATTCGGGCTCTACTGGAGCACTCTTTGACATGGCAGCAAACGGACGCCTAGGTCGTGCACTCTCGGCGCGCTACGGCATGCGATCAAGAGTAATGTGGAGATCAATGGAAAAGAACCAAGGCACAGTTGAGTCAGAGATGCGGCGAATCGTTGAGACTGTCATGGACAAAGTTGATCGAAATGTGGTCTTGTAATGGCTTCAATTAACATTCCCATAATCTCCGAGTTTGATACCAAAGGCACTCAAAAAGCGATCAAAGAGTTCCAGTCGCTTGAGGGCGCTTCTGCTAAGGCGTCGTTTGCAATCAAGAAAGCAGCAAAACCAGCAGCAGCAGCTATAGCAGGAATTGGAGCAGCTCTAGGTCTAGCAACTGCGGCAGCAATAGACGACCAAAAAGAACAATCAGATCTCGCATTAATCCTCAAAAATACATCGGGTGCATCAGACGAACTTGTTAAATCAATTGAAGATGAAATCTCTGTAATGAGTCGAGCGTCTGGTATCGCAGACACCGACTATCGCAAAGCCCTTGAGATTCTGACGATCCAAAGCAAAGACGCAGGAAAGTCTATGGATGACATGAACCTCATCATGGACACGGCGGTCGGTCTTCATACCGATTCGGCAACGGTCGCAGAGGCTCTTGCCAAGGCTTACGAAGGCAACTTCAAGGCACTTAAAACTCTTTCTCCAGAGATCAAAACAATGGTTGATGACGGAAAATCTTTAGACGAAATCATGGCAGTCATGGGAGAAACCTTTGGCGGAGCAGTAAGCAAAAACGCAGAAACCGCCGCAGGTCAAATGGCTATTCTTAAAAACTCAATTGGAGAAACCCAAGAATCAATCGGTGCAGCACTCTTGCCAGTCATCGAAGCAGTCCTGCCATATCTACAAGCATTCGCAGACTGGGCACAAAAGAACCCTGAAACCTTCACAATTATTGCCGCCGCGATCGCAGGAATAGCAGCAGCAATAGTCCTCACCAATATCGCTATGGCTCTCAACCCATTCGCGCTTATTGCAATCGGAGTTGGCTTGCTAGTTGCCGCGCTCAAAATTGCTTATGACAAGTTTGAGGGCTTTAGAAAAGTTGTAGACATTGTGTTTGAGGCACTTGTCAAAGGTGGCAAATTAGTATTTGACGGACTGACCACCTACTTCACAGGGCTCTACACCGCATTTAAGACGCTCTTCAACGGCATTGCAAAACTCTGGAACGGCACGGTCGGCAAACTTGCTTTCAATATTCCTTCGTGGGTGCCAGTAATCGGTGGTAAAGGCTTTGAAGTCCCCGAGATCCCTATGCTCGCGGACGGCGGAATCGTGACAGGGCCAACGCTTGCAATGATCGGTGAGCGTGGCCCTGAAGCTGTCATCCCACTATCTGGACGCGGTGGTGGAATGGGCAACTACACGATCAACATCAACGGCGGTCTCGGCTCGAGTGCAGAGATCGGCACAGCTGTCGTAAACGCGATTAGAGCATTCAACAGGCAGAACGGCCCAGCCAATATTGCGGTCGCGTAATGGCAGGCGTAGCAGTAGTCGGATCAGGTAACTACGACCTTGAGATTGATACAGGGTACAACTGGAACGCCTTCACATTGGACGACGACCCTAAAGGCACCCTTGACTCCACCGATTATGTCTTAGACGGCACCGATCAATATGCGTCGGTCATGGACGGAACTATCGGTCTTACAGCGAAACGCGGACGCGCTAACACTGGCGACCAATTCCCTTATGGCACGATGAACTTCACACTCAACGACACTTACGCCGACGGAGTGTTCAACCCTTTCGACACGACATCCCCTTACTACGATCCGAACAACTCTCTCCCCGGGCTTGCACCACTTCGCAAAGTCCGCTTCTCTCGATATGACTCGCTCGGCGTCAAAGAGTATTTGTGGGTCGGCTACATCGTAAACTTCGATTACACCTTTACCCTTGGCGGTCTTGACACAGTGAGCGTCACTTGTGCCGACTTTTCTTATCAACTTGGGCAGACTTTCTTGGCTGAATGGAATGTCACAGAGCAGCTCTCAAGCGATCGTTTTGATGACCTGCTGGATCTACCAGAAGTGGATTATCAGGGCTCACGGAGCATTGAGACAGGTGTGGCGACCCTTGGCGGTGCAGCGGCTTACACGGTCGCTAACGGAACCTCGGTTGCAGGGTACGCAAACAAGATCATGGACGCCGAACAAGGCAGAATCTTCGTGGATCGTGAAGGCACTATCACCTTCCAGAAGCGCATCGGTCAAGTCCTAGGAGTGCCTGTCGCAGAGTTCCACGACACCAACCCACCAACCAAGATCAGCTACTCGGCAATCGATATTGCCTTCCAAGCGGACACAGTGGTCAATCGTGCATCTGTTCAGCACGCTGGAGCATCGTCGCCAGAAGTCGCAGAAGACCTCGCTTCTCAAGCCGCGTATTTGATTCAAACAAAATCCATTACGGACTCGCTTGTGCATAACGACGCAGCAGCTCTCACGCTCGCCGAGTACCTTCTTAACGCCAACCCCGAAGCACGCTTCAACTCGCTCGGCACCGAGTTTCCCGGCACAGCAGCCCTCGATCAAGACATACTTGCCCTTCTTGATGTAGGAAGCGTAATCAACATTGAGAAGTCAATTACTACTTCGGAAGGCCCAACCCAATTCGCTCAAAACTTGACGGTAGAAGGACTTGAGCATCGGCTTACTTTGTCGGCTGGGCACGCTGTAACCTACTTCACGGCACCAACCACGATCGTCTATGAGCTGATCTTGAACGACGCTGTATATGGCACACTCGACGAAGACAATGTCCTAGGATAGAAACATGACTGTAAGTACCCCAACCACCGCAGGACAGATCCTGACATCGGCTTATGTAAATAACAACATAAACAGCGGTTTGACATACATCAAGGAACAGACCATTGGAAGCGCTGTCGCAAGCGTGACAGTCTCTGACGCATTTTCTACAACTTATGACAACTACAAAATTGTGGTAAGTGGCGGCGTTGCTTCTGGTTTGACTACTTTAGTACTGACCCTTGGTGCATCAGTTACTGGATACAGTTCTGGAACTTTTTATGTTAGTTACGGTTCAACGACACCGCTGGCAGCGTCAGACAACGCTGCAAGCTCGTTTGGCTATGCTGGATATGCCACAACAGGTTTTATTGCTTTCAACCTTGATGTAGTAAACCCATTTTTAGCAAAACCAACTGTATTTGGTCCTACTAATTGGGCAGCAGGAACAGTCGCTGGAACAGGTACTGGGATACATAATGTGGCAACTTCATACACAGCATTTACTATTGCTACTTCTTCTGGCACTTTGACTGGCGGAACTATCTTTGTTTACGGATACCGAAAGGCATAACACATGACATACGAAGAAGCCGTAGCGATGTACCCACACGACGAAGTATTCGTTCAAGTTGATGACAAAGTTCGTCCAATGACACCAACTGAATACGAAGCGTTTATTCAGCAGCAAGTCAATTACATTCCTATTCCGTAATTAATTATGAAACCGCGCGTACTAATAGTGAGCGTCATCCTTGCACTTGCACTAACGGCTTGTGCTGATCGCAACCGCGAAAACTGCAACACCACCAAAGCCAACGGACTACTAGAAAGGCGCTGCGCGTGAACCCAGACAAACGCTTATCCAACGAACAAATCAAAGCTCGACTAATCCTCATCGTAGGAATCGGACTGACCGCATCTTTCGTTATGGCAATCGCCTCACTGATCTTCGGCTTGCTGTTTGTCGTGCAACCTACCGAGCAAAGCCCTAACGACGCGGAAGCATGGGGCGTCTTGTCGCCGATGTTGATGACCCTCGCAGGCGGTTTAATTGGTCTACTTGCAGGCAACGGACTCAAAGACCGACCTAAAGACCCTCCAGCGCTATGAGCATTATTCCAGCGAACCCTAAAATCGTAGGAAGCAAGCCTTACACAGGGAACTCCGACGGTGCCGCAGCTGGCCCTAGAAGCGGAATGGACGAATGGATCAGACAAGCGATTCGTTACGGCAACGGAGCCTTCTGGAATAACGGATCTTGGGGCGTTCGCGACATGCGCGGATCCGAGAATCTTTCAGTGCATGCAACAGGACGCGCAGTAGATCTTTCATATCGCAAGTCGGACAAGCAACCTAAAGCGAACCGCAAGGGCACGATTGACTTCTTTAACATTGTTACTGCTAACGCGAACGCGCTTGGTCTTGAGTGCGTGCTTGATTACTTTCCACAAAGTTTCGGACGAGGCTGGCAGTGCACTCGACAAGCGTGGAGCAAATACTCAAAGCCAACAATTCACGGAGCCCCGGGTGGCGACTGGCTTCATGTTGAGATCTCTCCCGCTATGGCAGACTCTCCAGCCCTTGTGAAACAAGCGTTTCAGAGAGTGTTCGGCGAAATCCCCCAATAGCGCACACTGATCCTCTATGGTCGAAGTACCGACGATAGGAGTGAAATTATGACCGAACCAAAAGTCTTCATCTACGAGGTAGGTCGGTGCTCAATGGACAACGGACAAGAAATACTTGTCCAGATCTTTAGACACGAAGACACACACAAAATCATCCGCGCCCAAATCGCCTTCCGAACCTTGGCTGGCGACAGTTGGGGCGTGCCTACAGAATTGAGCTTTCAACAATGAACGAAAAAACGATCAAAATCTTCGCTTGGGTAACTTTCGGACTTGCCGCCTTTGTGCTGCTCTGGGACGCTTCTAAGCCGCCTCAAGGCATGTCTAAAGTCAGTGCCTCAACCTCATATCAGACGATCCCATTGACCCCTCTGCCGAGCGTAGTGACACCCCCTGTCACTACTCTCCCAGTAACGACATGCGCGCAAGCTCTCGATCTTGCTTTCAAGGTTGGCTGGTCTGCCGATGAGTCTCCTACGCTCTCAAGAGTGCTCTATCGTGAGTCACTTTGCACCGAAGACGCCTACAACCGATACGACACGAACGGCGGCTCATACGGTCTAATGCAGATCAACGGATTCTGGTGCACCCCTTCGGCATACTGGCCTCAAGGTTGGCTACAAGCGAAAGGAATCCTGTCAGTGTGCGACCAGTTGTTTGATCCGAAGATAAACCTCATCGCAGGTCTTGCGATATGGCATAATTCATCTTGGACACCTTGGAACCTTCCACAGTGACCGAACAGCAATATCCCGAAACAGGAATCACAGAGGAGACCCGACAGATGTATCCCGAAACTTACAGCGACAAATACAACAAAGTCTTCAAGCAATTCATAGACGACATTGTGCGACCTAATCATGTACCTGCACCAAAACATTCGCACGACATTCTTCTTGATGAGTTAGCGATCATGTACGAAGCAAGCATGGAAGCAGGCGGAGAGCAGGCGCGCTTCAATGCGTCAGTAATTCGAGCCGCGATCAACTGCATCTTGACATGCACAAAATAACTTGCAAGAAGTGTGGACTAGAAATGCACGGCACACCACACGCCACCAACCCAACCAAGATCCTCTGGTCACATCCCGAACTCAAAGCATGCAAGAAAGTGAAGCCAATCAAATGAACGACCTACAACTCTTCGCACCTTCACGCGGACTCGGTGCATACCGAGAAGACATTGCCATTGATCGCAACACCGTCATCATCTCACCCAGCGCAAAACCCACCTCGGCAAGTGCAGCTCTAAACGCTCTGCCTAAATCAGGCTCAAAGCGTCGGCGCGTATATGAATACCTCAAGCAGTCAGGCGGCGCGACAGATGAAGAGATCGAGCGAGCGCTGGGCATCTCGGGCAACACTGTCAGACCCACCCGGGGCTCTTTAGTCAAAGACAAATTCGTCTACGCCACCGACCTAGAGCGTCCAACGGTTGCAGGCAACATGGCGATCGTCTGGAAAGCGCGCTAATGGCACACTTTGACCTATCGCTCTATGAGACCGTTGCACAGCGCCTAGAACGCTTCTGGACTGCCTACCCACAAGGACAAATCGTGACGACCATGATGCACTACGACGCGTCTACGGTGATATTCAGGTGCGAGACCTTTGACAACGAAGGACGGATCATTGCTCACGGTTGGGCAGAAGAAGTTATGGGGAACTCCCCAGTGAACAAAACATCGTTCCTAGAGAACTGCGAAACATCAGCGATCGGACGCGCAATCAGCAACGGCCCACTAGGACACACTGGAGAGCGCGCATCATCTACCGAAATGGAGAAAGTGAACCGCGTAAATAGCACGCCTGCACCTGACACCTTTGGCGGCGCTACACCCAAACAGATTGCCTTCTTAAAGTCGCTCGCTCGAGGCAAAGCATGGGATGACTTCCAGCTGCTTGAGTTCATTCACAAGACTCTCGGCGTGGATGATGTAGTGGTAGAAACATTGTCATCGGGACAGTGCCGAGTATTGATTGACAGGTTGAAACTATGACTTATTACAGCGACAAGGATTACGGCATCTTGCACGATCACATGAGCGCCATTGCGCGTGAGCGTGACTGGTTGCAATTAGAAGTAGCGCGTCTTACTGATGAGCTGTACCTAGCGCATGAAGCATTGCGCCGAGCCTTCCCCGAGAACCAGCCATGAGCCGTACAGTCTGGGGTCTTCTAGGCGTCGTACTAATCTGGGCGATCCTGATGATTAGGTCAGATAAAAAAAGACACCGCTAAACACTTCTACAACTGGCAAGCATCAAGGCCGTATCACCTTCGCAAGTGACGGGGCTAATCCAAGGGAACTTGGTTAGATCGGCGCGTCCAAAACCTGCAACACGAAAGGAATTGGCAAAGCGTCGAAGCGCAGAGCGTAAAGGAATTGAATAGGGAGTCCAGTGTGGCAACGGACGGGGGGCTCTTCAGGGGTCTGTCTTGCATTACGCTTAACGATGACATACCACAAACAAACTCAACAGACTCGAGCCCGACATGCAAC